ACTATCAAAAAGCCTACCCCCCTTAGAAAAGTTACATGTTCTGCATAATACTTGGAGATTGCTATCCATATCATTACCACCTAACTTACGAGGTATGATGTGATCAACAGTATCACCCTCAAGCCCACATCTCTGGCATGTGTTCTGATCGCGCCTTAGTATGCGCTCTCTTATCTTTCTCCATTGATAACTAGATCCATTAGATAGAGCTGACTTCTTCAATGCCATCCCTTATCTATGAAGTGTTGCCATGCTATGCATGGTTCACCATATCTGTGACCTATGTAGTTAAGTCCCCATTGTACTTGGTCATATCCATTAAGTGTTGCTAGATACTCTGATCTTCCTTGAGGTATTCCATTATGAGAACCATTCTTTGCCTCTGGTCTCCAATTAGATTCTTTTGTATACAGCTTGTCTAAGCACTTAAACTCTTTTGAGTTATAACCTAATAAATAATAAGCAAACTCTCTATAAGTTACATATTCTTTGATGCTTGTAGAGCCTGCATTCTGCATTGAGAATAGAGATATCCCAATTGCTAGCAGCACCCCCCGCGCTACAGCCCTACAGGGCGCGGTGTGAGCCTTTGAGAGGCTCTGCTCACTTAGCATACTGACCTTGTCAAATACCCCGCGTAATCTTGGGCGTGTCATCACTTATTTACCTCCTGTGGATAACTTATGTGGATAACTATTGAGACCATTGTTCAGCCATAGCTCGTGCTATACCTGGGAATGTCTTACTTCTAATCTTGCTGCGTTCTTCCGGTGACTTACCCCAAGCATCTGCATACCATTGTGGCATTGAGTTGCCACTCTTAAACACTTTGCGTGGCTCAGGCTCTACTTGATCCGTTGGTACTAGCTTAGGCAAACCTTTAAGCCATAAGCATGTCTTCTTAGAATATGGATCTCCAAACTCATAAGGCTGAATGATTTGATCAGGCTTCTTGTAGTTAGTGCTCATGATGCCTACTGGATTTTCTATTGCAACCTTTTCACATGCTAAATCTGTAAACAGCATGAAGAAGTCAATGCCTTGTTGCTGTCTGCCATCTAATCTCTTTTGTTCAAACCAAGCAGCACCTGATACTGCTAAGTGTGTACATGGAGGGAATGCAATGATGAGATCCCATTGATCTTTAAGTAATGGTTCGACATCTTGCTGTAAATGCCATTCGGGGTTGTCTCCAGAAGTAGGCAAAATATCACATGAATAAGCCTCATGACCTAATCGCCTAAACTCTTTGGTGACTGCTTGGCTTTCCTCGCATGCTAATAATATCTTCAATCTTTACCCCATCCCTTGCCCTTAAAGTGGACTGCAGCTGAATTGATCTTCTTAGCCATAGGTCGATTACACATCATGCATGGCACTACTGGTCTATCGTTGAATCCATGAGTGACTTCTGAACTGAGATTGCATTTGTCGCATCGGTAATCGTAGGCTGGCAAGTTAAACACTTCCTTATCATGTATGACCCACATCCAGAGCACCGGTCTATGTCTGCTTCTGTAGGTTCTTTGTCTAGGTGACCGTACTTTAATATGAGTAGTGGCAATAGATCCTCTAGTCGAATGATGGCGGCATACTCACGCGCATCTTCGCCCTGCCCATTGAGTCTAATCACGCCGAATCCTAATTCCCCCGAAACGGATGTCCGCGCTTTCAATTGCTTTAAGTACGCCAATGGCTGAAACCCAGCCCTAGCCTTGACCTCGCAGTCAAACGGTACATTGACAATATCCTTGCCACTACCCCTTCCCACACATGCGCCCTGCCACCAAGTCGATAGGTACTCAGCTACTACGCGCTCTGTGCGGAAACCTCTGTGCTTTCGTGCTTGACTAGCCATTGACTGCTTTACACTTAGCACACTGCCATGACACTACGCCATTAACAGCATCGGATGAGATGTCCTCTAAGTCCTTGATCTGTACAGGTTCGTTGCATAACTGACATGGCACAAAGGCTGACATTAGATCTACCCATTCACCATTGATCTTAATACCAATATTACCCATTATTTCCCCCATAACTTAAAGCCAATACAATTGCCACTAGAATTAGATAGATGATCAAAAACTCCATTATGCCCTCGGTTTCTGTGGTGCGAACTTGCCATCAGAGCCCAGGTTGTACCACTTTGTAGGGCATCGATGAGCTGATGAGATTGCTGTGTTGCAGAAGTAGCCACCCCAAGCCTTGCCATTCTTCTCACCTTCGCGCCATTGCATGTGTCCATGCTCGCATGATGGTGCTTCTACTGCTTCACCTGTTCCCATTACAGCTGCGATATTCTCCATAGCCTTTTCTAAACTGACTGGAGCATCGACTACCTTCATGTATTCATTGACTGGCGTAGTCCAATAGTCCTGCTCTGGTACGACATCTTGTACCGCTGGCTTGACAGGCTTCTGAGCAACGACCTTTGTCATTTCCTCTCGGCTAGGTCGCTTGCCTTTAGCTGCATAACCTGCATTTGCAAGAGCTCGGCCGATCGCCGAAGTCTCGCAATTCTCCAGTGCTGAAGTGCTATTAACGCCTCGATCAGTAACCTTCTCTTCCGCGTACCCGGTTGTCCATGCAACAGACTCGGTAGCAACTTTGTAAAGATACGCTTTAACAACATATCGATCCCTGTCGCACACTTCCAACTCAGTTGCAATCCTAAAATCTGGATAATCTTTAATAAACTTCTCAAGACGAACCTCCACTGTCTCATAGTCGGCTAGGTTAAACATATAGATCGTTCTCCTCTGTTGCTAGTTGTCCACCAAGTGCGGCGTAGGATGCCATGTCGATCCATGTGTCGATCTGCTGGGCTGATTGATTAGTCCTTGCAAGTTTAACCAAGACCATGATCCCTGCCACCTGATAGTCGTGTATTGGTGTTTGGAGGTATGCACTGAGGAGCATTGCTGTGTGTTGCAGGTTATCCGCAGGGTGACCGTATGTAAGCCCACGCTGACTGATCGTGTCTGTGGCTGTGAGTAGGATTTCATTTGCTTTCATTCTTCCCAAAACTCCTGACGATTAACGGCCCGACCTCGATGCCAGCCTTCACGCAATCCGCGTTCATGTCCGACTCTATACGCATCTATTGCTATCAGTGTCATTGAGAATATAAGCCCTATAAAACACAGAGCTAGTGCCTTTTCCTGTATTGTCATTTTGAGATCATCTCCAAGATTTCAAGTGGTATATCGATTGGATCAATCATATTGACAACCTCGTACATCTTGCCACTTGGATGAATTGATGGAGCAGCTGCGACATACCCCTTATATTTGACGTCAATGCCATCTGATAACGATCCTCGAACGCTTAGATTCTTTGGTGCATTGTAATAATAGTGAAACCCATCGCCGGTCTGAACTGTGTAAGTTTCACCCATTTCCTCGATGTAATGACCGCCATTTCGAAAATCAACATCTAATACGATTAGTCCTGAAGTAATGCAGGCAATGCCGATATTTGCCTTTGGATCAACATCAAACCAAAAATCGATAAGCTTTGTATCTGTCGTTGCTCCAAGATAAGCACCCTTGACCAGGTCAAAGTGTGGATCTTTCATTTTTGGCTTCAGAGGCATTACTGCCCAGCCTCGAGCTGCATAATCTAGTGCTGCTTGTCGCGAATCAATAGTAATCATTTTGCTCCCTTTCCAGCAATATCTTTGCTGTTGGGATTAGTGTGACATCAAACCCAGACGAATCAAGTACATTTTGATAACGAAACGATAACGATTTATTGGTACAACTTTCCGTACAAGGTAAAGGATCCATCCTTATTGATAGGCACTAGCATCGGTGAGACATGGTTTCCATGAGTCTCAATGACTGCCACGCTCATCTGCCAGTTAGCACTACCGGCTTTGAGATATGAGGCTTTATTCTTTGCCATGACATTTCCTGCCTCTACGCCCCACAAAGTCCTGTATTGGCTTCCTATGCCCTCTGTGAAGGCTGATATGCCTGCTCTGTGAGTGTGTCCACATACTACAGATTTGCCAAACTTCTTAGCCAAGCCAAGAGCTGTAAGCCCGGCATTGGAGTTCATTGATCCTTCATCGCCATGGACTAAGACCCAGCCTCGGTGGAACTCAAAT